GGAACTGGATATTAACTCCACTTCCATCCCCACGCCCGATGGCTTCAAACTTTTGAAGGATATTCACGCTGGTGATACCATCTTCGGACGTGACGGAAAGCCTTACGAAGTTCTAAAAGAGTCACCCGTTCACTACCATGAAGGTTATGAACTTACTTTTGACGACGGCTCAGCCGTAATTGTAAACGATGAACACCTTTGGCTCACTTTTGATGCCAAGGAACTCGCTCAACTGACACGTCTCGACCCAGAGTGGCGGGAACGCCGTCAGGCAAAGCGTTCTTCACGTGCCGGTAACATCAAGTCGATTAAGTTCTCAGAAGCGTTAAAAAAGCGCAATTCCGAACGTGATTACGAATACAAGGACGTTCCGACTGGGACCGTTCGTACCACTGCTGAAATTGTAGCCACTCTTAAGACCCCAGACGGTCGCAACAACCACGCTGTACCAGTTTGTGGGACGTTGGAGATGCCAGAACGCATTCTTCCAATCGACCCTTACGTTCTTGGTGCATGGCTTGGTGATGGTTATTCAGGAAGCGGAAGAATCTGCGGAATTGACGATGAGATTTTCGAAAAGTGCTCAAAGAGCATTCCCGTAAAGTCCAACCGATTTGAACGTAATCTTCGTGTCGTTACCTTTGATGGGCTTTCAAAGCAACTAAAGGAACTTAACCTTCTTGCAAATAAGCACGTTCCGGCTAAATACCTTTTCACATCCGCTGAACAACGTCTTGAATTGCTTCGTGGTTTGATGGACACTGACGGAAACTGCCTTAAGAATGGCACCGTTGAGTTTGCTAACACCAACAAAGACATTACCGAAGCCGTAGCATTTTTGGCACGTTCTTTTGGGCACAAGGTTAGTGTTCGTGAATTTCGTACGAAACTGGACGGTAAAGACTGTGGCCCTGCATGGCGCGTTAAGTTCCGTGCAAAGGTTCAGGTTTTTAGCCTGACCCGCAAAGCAGAACGTCTTGAGCCATTTTTGGACAAAGAACGCCGTACCACAAACTTCCGTTACATTGTTTCTGCGGAGCGTGTTGGAAAGCGAGACATGAAGTGTCTTAAGGTTTCTTCACCAGACCACCTTTTCCTGGTAACTGAAAACCTTATTCCTACGCACAACACCGCTGCGTTCTTGATGGACGCGCTCTGGAACGCCGCCAACTTCCCTGGTATGCGAATCGGTTGTTTCCGTCGCTCATACCCTGAGTTGGAAGAATCATTTCTTTCTCAGTTGGCAAAATGGAATTATGGCCGTGACCTCGGCGCTAAGTGGAACTCCACCAATAAGGTGTTGAAGTTCAACAACGGTTCCATTATCAACTTTACATACGCAGAAAACCTGGTTGACGCATCCCGAATCCTCGGTGGTGAATACCAGGCCTTCTACATTGACGAAGCCTCTCAAATGCTCCCCGCTGTTATCCAGCACATTGAAGAGCGTCTTCGTTCCGGTAACAAGTTAGTTCCTGTTATCGGCCTTCGACTTGCCACCAACCCTGGTGGAGTCGGACACAAATATCTTAAAGACCGCTTCATTAACCCAACCAAACGCGGAAAAATTCGCTATACGGAAAAAGTTGGGGAAAGTAGTCGTGGACGAACAGTTGCCTTTATTCAGGCAAAAGTCACCGACAACCCTCACGTTAACGAGGGATACCAAGCGGTTCTTGATGCCATTCCAGACCCTCGCCGCCGTGCCGCAATGCGTGACGGTGACTGGGACGCAATGGTTGGCCAGTTCTTTGAACAATGGCAATACGCAAAACATGTTGTCCTTTCTTTTAACATTCCAAAAGAATGGCCTCGTTATGCTGGAATCGACTATGGCTACGCCGCACCATTTGCTTGTGTGTGGATTGCTGTTGACAACGACGGTCGAGTTTGGGTCTACAGGGAGATTTGTGTCTCCGGAATCCAAGCAGACGGTCAAGCAAAACTTATTCTCGAAGCCGAGCGTTCACACGGTGAACTAGAGGTAATCCGAGTAGCCGACCCTTCAATGTGGGGCTCACGCGGAACACCAATGTCAATTGCTGACATTTACGGTATTGAGGGTTGCGGAATCACAAAGGCAGACAACGACCGTATCAACGGTTGGTCACGCGTTCACCAATTCCTTAACGACGGTCCTTCTTGTGACATCCACCGTGCAGAGGGTAAGGAACGTTGCCCAATGCTCCATGTCTTTGAGGACAAGTGCCCTCAGTTCATTGAGACAATTCCCGCCCTTCCTAGAAGCCAGGCAAAACCTGATGACGCGGAAACTCGAAACGTAGAAGACCACATTGCCGACGCATTACGTTACGTAATCATGGCTGCTGGAACATACGCACGTCCTATCATTTACGATAGGGAACCTACCTTTAAAACTGGTGTACCCGACACAATGGTCATTGTTGAAGAAGAGGATGCGCCCGCACTCCAGCAACCAAATTTTGGTAATATGTTTGTAGGCGACCTTGGGCTTAGTCCCTTTTAACGAAAGATAACCAATGGCTATTAATTCTTTTAGAAGGGGACTTGAAGAGGCTGGTGCATTCAACGAAGAAATTCTTGAGGCACGCCCTAAGAGTGGCCCCCGTCGCACCGGTTACGCAACTGGCGTACCTATCGGTGGTTCAACTGAAATCAACCCCGGAGAAAACGTAACGGCTGGTACTCTTGACCGCCCTACGTTTATGCAACAGTTGTTGCAGGCTTACCTGGCTTGCCCATGGTCTTCCGCCGCTGTTGACACTATTGCTCGTACGGCCACTGCTGGTGGCCTTGAAATTGCTTTTGAAGGTGGTTCAACGGGTCCGCAAAAAACTCCTGAAGCCCCAGAAGACGTTAAGAAAGTCCAAGACCTTCTTAAGTACGTTAACCCCAACGACGACATTCGCCAACTAATGCGCAAGGTTGTAACAGACCTTATGATTTTTGGTGACGCTTTTATCGAAGTAGTTTGGGTTATGGGGGAACCAGCGGCTCTTTACCCGCTTGACCCCACATCAATGGCTGTACTTGCCGACGAACACGGTGTAGTAAAGGGTTACTACCAAAAAACTCCTACCAACCGTGAGGCTCGTTTCAAGCCAAACGAAGTCATTCACATTAAGTTTGACGCACCTGGCGACACCCTTTACGGTGTAAGCCCAACGCAGAAGAACATTCTGCCCATTACTTCTTGGCTGTTCACTGCTGCACTCATCAAAGAAACGATGAAGCGCGGTGACCCACTTCGTGCTCACGTTGACTGGCCCCTTGCTCTTCCTGAATCGGAAATGAAGCGCCTTCAGCAACAGTACGCAATTCGTAACCTCGGTGCTCGTAACATCGGTAACCTCTTCGAGACGAAGGGTGGCGCCATTGTTCACGAAATGGGAACGAACCAGATTAACAACTGGCTCAACACCCTTCAACAGCGCCGAGATGAAATTCTCTCCGGTTACGGTGTGCCACCATCAAAGGTAGGCGTCATTGAAGCCGGTAACCTTGGCGGTGGAACTGGAACCGCTCAGGACAAGACGTTCCGCGTCAACACAGTAGGACCTATTCAGGAACTTGTTCTTGAGAAGTTGTCTTTCGCACTTATGTACCAAGCCTACGGTATTACCGACTGGGTTCTTAAGTTCGGTGTTGTTGACTGGCGAGACGACGAAGTTATTGAAACCATTCGTGACCAGCGCATTCGCAACGGCACATGGACTGTTAACCGCGCCCGCGCAGACATTGGCGAACCACCTATTCCTGGTGGAGACGACCCAATCCTTGTTGACCGTCAGAACATGGTTCTCTGGTCAGACCTTGCTGCACTTTCCTCTGCCAACCTCAAGGTTGTTCAGGCTCAAGGTGACAGCATGGAATCAGTTAATTCTGGTGACGATGCGGTAAAGCCGCCGTCTGCAAAGACAAAGAACGCCCCCGTTGCTCCCACAACCAACCCTGGCTCAAACGTCAGCGGAAGGACGACTCGCTCCCCCAAGGACAAGTCAAGCAAAAAATCTACCGGCGTTAAAAAGCCTGGTCAGGTACCAACTCCAATGGGGTCCGCAAAGGCACCATCTGGAACAGAATCTGTATCGGAGTCAGATGACAACGAATCAACAGCCGATTGAAATTAACGGCAAAGAATTTGAAAGCGAAGGACAGCCGGTTTACCCTTTCCTTGGCCTAACGGCGGAAAAAGCCGCAGCATTGGTTCCAAAAGAAGTAGGTTAACATGGCGGGCAACTGGCTTGGACAGGCGGGTGCCTATGCAATGCACTCCAAGCACCCGGCAGGTTCGCAAACCGCTGCTCAGTTAGCGGCGGAAAGAGCGAACCTTGCTAAGGCTCGAATGGCGAAAGGTAACTTCAGACACACATCGTCTGCTACTTACCACGCATTGACTAAATCCACAATTAAATCTCGTGGAGACGCCGCTAGAAACCGCTTGTACAGAATGACGTACATTGCGAGTATCAAACCTCACGTTAGAGGTAGTCGCTGGCTTGCTTACCACAAGAAGGTAACGCTTAAGAAGCCAAGCATTAGCGGTAAATTTAAGAAGTTTAGGGGCGAAATTTCCCCCGGTCGTTTCAACCAAAGAACTGCGTGGGGAACAGCCACCAGACCAAGATACCAAAAGCGCTTGCGAATTCGTGCAAAACGCTTTACACACGTTAAACACTGGAAACATCACGGTCGTTATTACACTCCGAGATAGTTATTTTTTCAAAACATTGACACGTGTGTTTTAATTGTTATTAAAGACAGCGGTAGTTCAAATTACGTTGTTTAGAGGAAACTTTAAACTTTTAAAATTAAATATGGCAGACAGTTTTTCCCCACCACAACAGGTAAGAAGCAACGCAAAACGCTCTCTTGAACTGCGCAAGAAATTTAATCGCGGCATGACTGCGGTGGGTGTCGCCCGTGCTAGAGACCTTTCCAACGGAAAGAACATCTCTGTTGACACTATCAAAAGAATGCACTCATACTTTGCCCGTCACGAAGTTGACAAAAAGGGTAAGGACTGGGCAAATGCGTCGAACCCTTCCGCTGGCTACATTGCTTGGCTTGGCTGGGGTGGAGACGCCGGTCGTTCTTGGGTCAATGGCATTATGAAGAAACTGGATGCTCAAGAGTCTCAGGAGAATCAAATGGCCTCAACCAAGGCAGCCACTATTCGTGGTGTATTTCTAAAGCCAGGTCTTTCCAAGAACCGCCGTCTTTACACACGCGGAAACATTGCTAAGGCTGTCGAGCGAATGAAGAACGCAATTGCTTCTGATGAAGGAATGCCTCTTAACATGGCTACTAGCCACGCTGCGGCCTTCCAAGACGACGCAACTTCTACTGTTGGTCGCATTACGGACGTAAAACTTCTTCCTGATGGCTCTGCTCAATTTGAAGCAGAGATTGCAAACACCGCCGCTGGCCGTGACGTTGCAAACCTTGCCGCAGGAAAGTTTATTAAGGGTGTTTCTATCCGTGGAGAATGGCGTGGCAACCCACGTTCTATTACTCACGATGACGGCATGGAAGCCACCACTGCAGACGACCTTGCCATTCACGGCATTGACTTCACCAACAGCCCAGGCGTTGAAGGTGCAGAGATTCAGTATGCCGCACTTGCTGAGTCATACACCAAGGGGAATGCTTTGGCAATCTTTGAATCTGTCGAGCCAGTCGAAGTTGTTTCTCGCGACGAAGAGTTGGTTGCTATCGAAGCCGCTGACGCAATTCGTGACGCTGTAGAAAACGCAGTTGAAGATGCAGTAAATGCAATCTTTGAAAAGGACTCTTCAAAGCCTTACGGTGACGTTACTTACGCCGACCCCGGCTACCAGAAGGACAAGAAGAAGCGTTACCCAATTAACACCGCTTCTCACGTTCGTGCCGCTTGGTCATACATAAACCAGGGCGACAACGCAAATCTTTACACGGCTGCCCAACTTGCACGCATTAAGTCGCGCATCAAGTCAGCCGCTAAGAAGTTTGGTATCAACATTGTTAGCGAGCACGAATCACTCGTTGCAGACTTCCAGGAAATCCTTGAGGCTTACGCTTCTATTTCCCTGAACAACGATGCTGACTCAATCAACATTACCGGTTACACGCAAGACCCTCACCTGTTGAAGGTTGTTGCTAACCGCATCGCATTCGGTGCCATCGCCGCAATGCACGCTATCGACCCAGATGACGACGGCGACATTTACCTTTCTAAGCCTGACTGGTCACAGGTAGATGCAACTGGCGATGCCGGTGGCATGGGGCCAGAGGATGAGCACATGCAACCAGACGACAACAACATGGAATGCGAACACTGCGGAAACCCAGACTGCCCAGAGAGTTCTTCTTTCTGCCCAGCATGTGGCGGTGTTCTTTCCAAGATTTCTAACACCTCAGGACCGATTGAGTGCTCCGAATGCGGAACACCAATGGGCGAGGATGCCAATTTCTGTCACAACTGCGGAACGATTGTTCCAAGCAGCCCGGCAGATGCTGGAACCTGTGGCAACTGTGGAACTTCTGCTCCACAGGACGCCATGTATTGCCCCACTTGTGGGGACCCCGTACCACAGGCAGAGTCAAGCGACAATGCCCCAACTGAAGAAAAGGAGACAGAAGTGTCCGACGAAAACACGACTGCTGAAACTCCGGCTGAAGAGGCAACGCTTGAAACCGCTGCTCGTACGCTGAGTGACGCAGACCTTCAGGCCCTCGCCGCAATGATTGTTGCTGCGAAGACGCCAGTCGAATCAACACCTGACGTAGCCGACGCTGAAGTTGCAGCCGAAGAGGAAGTAGCGGCTGAAGAGCCTGCTGCTGCCGAAGAAGTTGCCGCTGAGGAAGTTGCTGCCGAAGAATCACACGAATCTAAGGAGATTATCGTGAGTGAAAACACATTTACTATGGAGCAAGTTCAAGCCATGGTTGCAGAGGCTGCTGCTACAGCCGCCGCTGCTGCTGTTGCTGAAGCCAAGAAGAGTGCTGTAGAGAACTACCGTAGCGGAAACTCAACTTTCCGTAAGGGCCTCACCAGCACTTCTGTAGGAAACGACGCCTCTGACTTGTCAGAGTCGGAGGAACTGGACCCACGCATGCTTGCTGAGATGAACTCTCAGGCATTCCGTAAGGTTCAGAATGAAGTATGGGGTTCAACTCCATTCTTCGCACACAAGTTTGCTCAAGCCGACCGTGGCTTCTAAGCAATTAACAAACAAACCCCTATCCAAAAATATATAAGGAGAATTAGCCATGGCTAACGATTTGGAAGAGGCCTTAACTGCTGCTGGGGCTGCTGCCCTAGTTCAGAAGCAGATTGACCCAGTATTGCTTGAGTACCAGCGCCGCTACGCGCCACTGGTTCGCTCGCTTCCTACGGTCAAGTGGGGCTCAACAGTTTACTACTTCAACAAGCGTACAACGCTTCCTCAGGGCGGATTCGTCACTGACGGCGGTGCACGTCCAGTATCAACATCTAACTACGCACAAGAGAACTTCCAAATTCGCTTGCTGCAAAGCGTCGGTGCTGTAACTGGTTACTCACAGGCTGTAACCGCAGACCTCATTGGCGACCTTCGTGCTCGCGAAATTGAAGGCGCTGCTCGCGGTCTTTACTGGGACATTGAGAACTCGCTGCTCTGGGGTGCTGGTGCACCTACGGCTGCTGGTCCTTACCCTCAGTTCGACGGTCTTGACGTAATTTGCGCGTCATTCACCTCAGCAAACTCAGGTGGCCCTTCGGCAGGTATCGGTGGCGGTGCTATCGACAACTACGGCGGTGCTTCTACTTGGGGCGGTCCTGCTTTCAACCCATGGGTTGACGGCGTAGACCAGAACGCAATTAACTTCGGTGGCAACAGCCTCACCCTTGGTGGACTTGACCTTCTCATCGACCTCGTTGAATCGAACGTTGCTGAGCCTGTTGAGAACTCTGAGTGGATGTTCCTCATGTCACCTAACGCCAACAGCCGTCTGTCACAGTTGCTCGTCAACCAACAGCGTTTTGTTGACCAGGTTGAAATTGCTGCCGGTCTTATTGTTCCTACCTACCGTGGTGTGCCAGTCGTCAAGACTTCGTTCTTGTCACCTCGCACCAACGCCATGGGCGCAGTTACTGCTTCCGCAACTGGTACCGGTACTTTGAACGCTGCCTACTCATACAAGGTTGCTCCAGTTATTGCTCGTTACGGTGAAATCCAGGCTTCGGCTACTTGCAACGCAACTGCTTCAACTTCAGCAATTACACTGTCATTCTCGACCCCAACCGGTCCAGAAGGCGCACAGCCAACCCACTACAAGGTATACCGTGCTAACGGTGCTTCGCCATCAGGCAACACCTCATACACCTTGCTCGGAATTGTTGACGCCAACTTCCTCGACTCAACCGGAAACGTTTGGGCTACGACGAAGATTGTCGACAACGGTACTACGCTTATTGCTTACAACGGTTCAAACGCACAGGCTTCGCCAACGGCTGCTTACGCCTACAGCAACTCTGGCCTGAACCCACTTACCTCAAACGGTGAGCAGAGCATCTACCTCATGTCACGTGACCCCAACTACATCGTACGTCCTTACGTTCGTGAGATGCAGGCAGTCAACGTGTTCCCAACCACTGCATCGCCTGACAGCCTGCCATTCGCATTCGTTGCGGACACCACGCTTGCTGTTCGTGCGCCTAAGTACATTGGCCGTCTGGCTAACGTTGCTTCTGCTTTGGACAAGACTGCTGGTAGCGGAATCCTCCCAACCAACACGTCTTACACTCCATCGTTTGTAGTTGACTAATAGGTAGTCAAGTTTCAGTGTGGCGGGCGGGTTCCCTCGTTCCTCCCCCGCCCGCCGCGCTGGATTTCTTATTTGAAAGGTTTTAACCATGGTATTACTAGCAAAGACTGAACCAGGTGGCGCAGCCGGACTGGTCTGGGAAAAGGCCGGAGACGAAGGCGCCATTGAGGTAAACCCTCGTTTGGCACATGAATTGCTTTCAATCCCTGGCGAACTTTTCTACGTTGTTACTAAAGAAGTAAAAAAGATTGAAACTGAAGTAGAAGCAGAAGTCAAGAAGGTTGAAAAGGTCGCTAAGAAGACCGTTTCAAAGGAACCTAAAGAAGAGACGACTGTATCTGCTGACGTAGCAGAAGCCCTTGAAGTGGCTTCTCCAACTAAGCGCCGTTCAACGAAGGAATAACCAACATGGCAAATAACGGGTCACAATACAGCGACCCCGTTTCACTTGCCAGTGTTGCCGACCTTCAACGTCGTTACCCTGAGTTAGTAGTTGACCTCGAACCAACCCTGCTTGCAGACATCTTGGTTGAAGCAACTACGCACTTAGAGGACCGAACAGGTCGTCGCCTGGCTCCGTTTACGGGCCACATCTTTCAAGAGCGTTTGTTCGGTATCGACCCCGCTGAATACGGGAATAACGCAGACATGCCTATGGACATTTATGGTTCACTTGGTATGTCACAAGCCATTGCGCTGGGTGCTTCGACACTTGTGCGCCACTTCTGGCTTGACCAATTCGCTCCGGTTTACCCGGAACTCTGGACTTACAACATTCAGTCTATGACACTATTTCGCACCTACGGCGACGAACAACCTATTGACTTTGAACACGGTGGAATCCGTGGTCCAGATGTCACTGACGGTCACGTTTGGATTCGCCTAGGTACATTCGCACCTGAAGGCTCACGTATTCAGGTTGTTTACGACGGTGGATACACAAACGGTATCCCCGCTTCTCTTCGCCGTGCCTGTCTTTTCCAGGCCGCAAAGTTCATCATTCTTGAGTTCGAGCCTCAGACTCGCCGTGAAATGAACCTTGACCAGATTGACCAACAGATTGACAGCATTATCGCTCCCTGGGTACGAGGCTAATGGCCGCTAATCCACGCGCCAACATTAAACGTGTAAAAGACGGTGTGGATGAGATTAAATTCAAACTTGAATTAATATCCGCAAGACTTGAAGACCCTGAGCCAGCACTGTACACGATTGCAGAAGAGTTCAGCCTCATGGAAGCCAGCCGTTTTAAAAACGGTGGTAGTGCTCCAGCCTGGGGAATTACGGACAAATGGAAGCCCCTTAGCGCCGGATACCAAAATGATGTTGGCGATAACTTTGCCAGTACTGTTGCCGAGCGTTCCAACAAGGGCGGAAACAAAAAGAATCAACCGCTTGTTAATCACGGTTATCTTGCTGCTGCTGCTGTTGACCCTCAATTTGAACCTTTTGGTTCCAAGGGTTTGAACTTAATTATTGACCCTTCAAACCGAGCACCGGCAGACTACTCAAATGCCATAAACTATGGTGCCTTCCATCAAGACGGTAACGGAATTGGTGGACGAGGAAACCCTCCACCCAAGCGACAGTTTGTTACTATTACTCCGGAATTCTTGGTAATTTCAAAAAAGATTGTTGAATACTTTCTTCTTGACGGAGTTGCGCAGAAAAAGCGTGCAAAAGAATTTTATACTCCTATGGACCGCGCTGCTGGAAAGCACGCTCGTCAAGACCGTTCACAAATTCGTCGCAAGGCAACAATTAGCGACAAGAAGTTTGGTTCGATAACAAGAGTTCAGAATTTTGGCGAAGGTGGAGTTTACCGTAGCACAGTTCTTAACACTTTTAAAACTCCTAGAACGAGGAAATCCTAATGGCAAAACGCGAGTGGTGGACAGATTGGGATTTGTCTTATGCAGGAGACGCCTACGGAGACATCTACGGCGGTCACTCTGTCCAAGAGATGGTTTACAACACTCTGGAAAAATGGTTTCCAGCGTACATCGCTGAATTTAATCGCAAACTTGGCAGTGAAGTTCTGCAAGTACCTTTTGAATATCGCCACCGTCCTGACTTTAGGACGCTTCCCCGCAATGCTCAAGCCGCAGTGCTTATTAGCGTTCCGGGAACAGTGGGAAGGCCTGAGGTTTTTCAGGCTGGAGTTCGTGCCTATTACCACGTAGATGCACTTGTGTATGTATACGGTACTAAAGATTGGCAAGAAACAGAAGCATTGACACAGGCCTACGCAACCTGCATTCGTGCTTGCATTATCCAGAACCGTGGTCTAGGCGGATACGCCGAAAACACCGTTTGGGACGGCGAGGAATACCTGGAAGGCGAGCACAGTAGTGGTCGTACAACTGGCATTGCTCACGTTCGCTTTATTGTAACACTATCAAACACCATGAATATCTATGGTGGAGTGCCTTCGCCGCAATACGCCGCTACTGGCGCTATCACCACACCTTCAACTAATCCGCCTTCAGAAGTTCCGACTGTTGAGACGGTGAACGTTGAAATAATCGAGGAAGAATTATGAGCAAAAAGAACGTAATTGTTCAAGCCCGTCACGTTATCTTTGATGACAAGGGGCGCCCAATGTCACCGGGGTTTGAATACTCCGTAGATGACACAACCCTCATTGAGAGGTACATCTCAGAGGGATTTTTAGGTCTTATCCAGGAGGCTCAGGAAACTGAGGCGAAGGAAGAAGCAAAGAAAATAAACCCTAATAACAAGAACTCTAAGACGCAGGAAACTGTTTCTACAATCCAAACAGGAGAACTCTAATGGCTAATCAAGCCCCAGGCGTAAGCATTAATGTTACCGCCGCATCACCCAACACTTCGCCCAACAGCGCAACTGGCACCTGGTTTGTACTCGGTACCTGCGCTGGTCCTGCTGGCGTAGTTGTTCCAATTCAATCAATGAACGACTTCACCAATGTTTTCGGTCAAATCGTTAACGGCACCATCACTGGTCGTTACTCTTTGGCAAACGTTGACAGCACGCTTCTTTACGACGCGCTTGACGTTTACTTCAAGGAAGGTGGAATCCAGGCTTTTGTAAGTCGCGTTCAACCAACTGCGTCTGGCGTTGCTGCAACCTCAGGCACCACTGGTGGTAAGTTCCTTCTTACTGCAAACGGTAAGGGTACTTGGGCTAACTCAAGCAACTCTGGTGTTGCTGGTGTAATCCTCAACATTACCGGTGCAACCGTAAACGGCGCAACCATTTACAGTGCCAACATCACCTACAACGGTCAAGTTTCAGCAAGCGTTTCTGGTCTTGCAACTGACTCAGACGTTATCAACTGGGTTAACTCACTTCCTGGTTACCTTTCGTTTGTAACCGCTTCGTCTATTTCAGGTTCAACCATTTTGCCTTCAGCAGGTTCAACGGTTTCTGTTTACATGACTGGTGGAACTGACATTGCCACTACCAACGCTGACGTTCCTGCCGCACTTGCACTTTTCAGCGCCAACTACGGCCCTGGACAAGTTTCATTCCCAGGTTCAACTGACGCAACTACTCAGCAAGACCTTCTGAACCACGCTTTGGCATTCAACCGCGTTGCACTTGTTGACGCTCCTAACACTGCCACTGCTTCAACGATTCTTTCTGCTGCAAGCACTCTTTCATACGCCGCTACGGACGCTTCCTACGGTGCTATGTTCGGTCCTTGGCTTACGGTTCCTGGTGTTGTAAACACCAACCCAAGCGCCACTTCAGGAATTGTCTTCTCACGCACGGTTGCTCCTTCGGCATTCGCTGCTGCAAAGATGGCTCAGAACGACGTTGGAAACGACGCTAACGTTCCTGCCGCTGGTGCTTTGAACGGTGCTGCAAACTACGTATCAGGCGTTTCTCAGACATACGCTCAGACCGACCTTGCAAACCTCAACGCCGCTGGTGTAAACGTTGTTCGTGTCGTACCAAGCACTGGTGGAATTGCACTGTACGGTTACCGTTCACTCGCAGTTGACCCCCGCTGGAAGTTCCTGAACAACGTTCGCTTCCGTATGCAGGTTGTCACCGACCTTGACGCAATCGCAGAAGGCTACGTCTTCCAGGAAATTGACGGTAAGGGTCACATCTTCGCTAAGTTGGCTGGTTCAATTGCCGGTAAGTTGCAGAACTACTGGCTTCGTGGAAGCCTTTACGGTGCAACTCCTAACGACGCCTTCGGTGTAAACACGGGTACGCAGGTTAACACCCCCGCAACCATCGCTGCTGGTCAGATTAACGCACAGGTTAATCTCAAGATGTCACCATTTGGCGAATTTGTAACAATCAACGTAGTTAAGTACGCGCCAAACGCGTCACTCCCTCAATAATTTAAAGTCCTAAGGAGAATTTAAATGGCAACCACAACAAGTAATACGTTTGGCTTCTACGGTTCAGAGCAGCAATTTCTTGCTTCTATGACCATTGTTGCCAGCGCGTACAAGGCACCGACCGCCGTTCCGAACTCGAACATTGTTTTCGACAAGTTCGCAGGTGGCGACGTTTCAGCCCCAGTCAACAAGCACCGTCCCGGTGGAATGGGCCCAGAGGTTACTTACCTCTCGCTCCCAACCTACTCAGACATTACTCTGACCAAGGCATACAACACCCAGGTTGACAACGCTACTATTGCTGACCTTCACAACATGTGCGGTAACACTCAAGTTACCGTAATCATTCAGCCTCTTGACGACGGCGGAAACACCTACGGTGCTCCCCGTCAGTACGCAGGTCGTCTTATTGGTATCAAGGACGGCGGAACTGACTCTCAGAGCAACGCTGTTCGTATGTGGGAAGTAACCGTAGCGGTAGAATCAATCGCCGAAGGCACTGCGGCTGCAAGCCCAGTAAGCGCATCAAGCGTCGCCAACGCCTCGTTGGGCTTTGGCTCCGCTACGCTTGGAACTTTCTAAACCCTAGACAAGCGTAGTATTATAAATACATACAACTAACCATTGGAGGAAAACATGGTTGATTTTAAAATTGACGAGGGAAATGGTACGGTTAGCGTTGAAGCGGCAGGGGTGGTTGAGAGTGCTATTGAGCCCTCGACCCCCTTGCTGTCTTTGCGCAACCGCCGAACACAGATTGTAAACGAACTTTACACGGACATTAAGGTTCCCCGTTGGGACGAGCCAGAAATCTACGTTCGTTTCAAGCCAGTTTCTGCAACGAAACTAAACGCAAACATTGAAAAGCGTCGCAAGATGAACACCGGTGACTGGTCTTATTTGGCCAACGCCGACATGCTTATTGACTCATGTGTTGGTATTTACGCCGTTGTTGACGGTGACCACGACAATAAGTTGTCGCTTCGTCTTAATGACCCAAATGGTTCATGGACTAAGTTTGACCACGAACTTGCAGACGCGCTCGGACTCGAAACCACGCGTGCAACAGACGTTGTTTCCGCCCTGTTCTTGACAGAAGGCGACATGATTGACGTTGCAAACAAGTTGTTCCGCTGGAGCAACATTGCGAACAACGAGGCTGACGAAACTTTTTAAAAGCCCTAGAGGACCATCCATCAATTGAGACCGGTGCCTATGCAGTAATGCTAGGCATGGAACCTTTTGAAGTCCTCAGCCGGGCCGACGAAGACTACTTCATACAAATTGCCATAATGCAAAAAGCATTGCAAATGAGCAGTGAACAAAAAATAGAAGAAATGAAAATTCTTGCGCAGTTAACTGGTTTTGAAGTTGCAAAAGTTATAGCAAAAATCTTCTAACCGGATAAACCGCTTAAAACTTATTAGGCGGCAGACAGGGCCGCTACTTCCTAACGGGGGTAGCGGCTTTTTCTATTGAAAGAACCTCTATGGCGAACGAAAACGAAATTGTAATTATAACGTCCGTAGAGGGCGGTGATGAGTCTGCTAAAGCGCTTAACACGGTTAGCGATGCGGTAGAACGCGTTGGTACAACATATGAAGACACCACCAGCGCTGCTGAAGATTTTGCGGGTTTAATTAAAGAACTTACGGGTGCTTTAAAAGAAAACGTAACTGCCACAAAAGACAATACGACTGCTTTCTATGACCTTTCGAGGGCCATTGTCGAAGCAACAACGTCAACTCAAGAAGACACAATTGCTATTGAAGCCTCAAATACTGAGCGCAAAGAAACAATTACTCTTCTAGAAGATGAAATAACTGCTCTTAAAAACGAGAACATTGCTTTAAATGAAAACCTTGCAGTTACTGAAAAAACGACTACCGCCCTTGGCGAAAGACTTGCAGCACTAGAAGCAAACATAGGTGCGCAAAAAACCTTCAACACAGAAACTGCAGTTGGGGCCGCCGCAAGCGGTGATGCAGCGGCTGGCATAAGTGGTTTTTATGACAAACTAGGAACATTAAGCAAAATAGGTACACCGGCAATTTTAAAGGCTGGTGCGTGGAGTGCTATCGCACTTGGTGGGGTTGCTTATGAAGGCATTAAATCTTTCTCGTCCCTTAACGCAGAACTTACGCAATCTATTACACAGGCTGGCCGTGCTGCAAACAGTATGCCATTTTTGCAGAGCACCGCCCTTAACGTTGCAAAACAAACTGGTGTAAGTTTTAAAGACATTGGTAACATTATTTACCGTGTTTCATCAGCAACCGCTGCTTGGAACGGTGGACTTGGTGCTACCAATACTCAACTTGCGCAAATGACGCGCCAGGTAGCAAACCTTAACGTCCTTGGTGGCGTTGGCGGTGGAGCACCAGCAGAGCAGTCCGCTCGTGTTTTGGGTGCCATTATGAACGCCAACCTTTCTGACGTTGGCAACAACGCTGAAAAGGCCGCCGCTCTTATTAACGCAGGTACCGGTGCTGGTGACATTAAGCAGTCAGAACTTATTTCTGCTCTTGGTCGCGGACTCCTTGCGAGTGCTGCGGCACACGGTGTATCTGGTCAAAGCGCGATTTCTTTTGTTGACCTTTTGACAACCCTTGGTACGCCGGGTTCAACTGCTGGTCAGTACGCCAAGACCGCTCTTACTCTTATGACTGCACCAAGTTCGCAAGGTGCAAAGTCGCTTGCAATGCTTGGTATTGAACCAGGTCAATTGAACACGCTTATGAGGAGTCCCGGTGGAATTGTTGCTGCTTCCTCATATTTAAAACAAGCCCTTGATAAATTCGACCCAACTGCTTTTAACATTGCATACAAAGGCAAAACGGGTTATGCTGGAGCATCCGCCCTTCTCGAAAACTGGGGCGTTGGTGACATTCCTACCAATGTAATCCAGGCTTGGGCCAAGGGAAACCTTGGCAGTTTGTCTGCAAAGGACCTTGGGACCGAACACTCTGGAGCAAATGGCGCTGCTGTTAGTGGTGCAGATTGGCTTAACACGCTTCAAAACCTTATTATTACAAAGGCTTTTGGTGGTTCACGAAGTTCAGCAACTATTGACGCTCTTCTTAATGACCTCCCAGGTCTTCAAAATATATATGGATACATTGGGAGTCACACGACATCCGCTGCTTATAACAAAGCCGTTCAAAGGGCTGAGTCAACTCCTGCTGCTCAATTTAATAAAATGAAGCAGAGCCTTATGGCTGACTTTGTTCAAGTTGGCCAGACGCTAACACCATGGGCGTTGCATCTTGGAAACGCTTTCAAAGACATTGTTGGTGCACTCACAAAATTTAAGCCAGTCATTGTTCTTTTTTTGAGTGCGGCTGGTTCATTGGGCGCTCTTGCTGCTTTGGCAAAGGGAGCCGAAATTGGTCGAGGCGCAATGCGTCTTATTGGCTCTGGATACAACCTTACTACCGGTTTTTACAAAAATCGTGGTTTGGTAACAGACGAAGACATTGCTGCTGGAAATTTTAGGGGACGAGTTTTTGGTGGAGGAAAGTTTGGTAACAAACTTGGTTCCATTGCTTCAGCATACGAAGAAAAAAGTCTTGGACTTTTAAAGGTAATTGCTGAAAATACCGCAAAAACTTCGGTTTTGCAACAAAACGGCAACCTTATGCAAAAAGCAGAAAGCGATGCTGTTAAAAAGGCTGAAAGCGAAGTAGAGCAAAAAGGCATTTCTGACTTAGAAACTTACGGTCCACGACTTTCTGAAATTCAACACGGACCTCTTCAAAGCGAAATTCGACCACTTTCAAATATTGAAAAATGGTATGAAGCAAATCCAAACGCCACACGAATGCCTCGTCAAACAAAGAAGTACCTAAATAGTCTTGATGAGGCAGATGAGGCTGCAAGGGGGGGAGCATCAAGCGGTCTTTCAAGCGAACTTCAAGCAAAACTTGATGCCGGTGGACAACTTGTAACAGCGCCTGGAAATAAAGTTGGTGTTATTGCCAGTGACGCTGTAAGCGACGTTGAATCTGTTGCCGGAAAAGAAGGTGGCGGAATTGTAAAAGGTCTTTTTGGCGGTTTAATGGAGGGCGGCGTTGGAGACCTTATTGGTGGAGGCCTTGGAATGCTTGGTGGTCCTGTCGGAATGATGTTGATGACCGCGCTTACACCAATGCTGATGCCTCTTGCTGGTAAATTGTTTAGTTCAATTGGAAGTTGGTTTAGTTCACCAAAAATTCAACAAGTTACTGGTGGAAAAACTTCTAATATTGTACAAAATACACAGACTGGATTAACGGGAGAGATTTCCGCAGTTAATCAAAAAATGGCTGCTATTCAAAAAAACTTTAATAAGGGTAATTACAGTCAACTTGGCGAATATGAAAATCTTCAAACTCAACTTGCAACCCTTAATGGTCAACAAAGTTATTACGGCGGAGCCGGTGCTGGTTTGAATGCAAAGGGAATTGCTGCTCAAAAAGCACAAGGTGCTTCAATGCTTGCAACTTATGGTGGAATTTTAGGTTTGCAAAGCATTGTTTCAAACGTAGACCCATCAAGTTATCAATCACAAGCAACGGGGGTTTTAAATCTTCAAGCGCAATTAAAGAAAATGGGTTGGTCTGGTTCTGTCGCAAAGGGAATTCTAGCCGCAGCAAACGCAGGTGACTGGTCGTTGGTTAACAAAGACCTTTCTGGAAGTAAGAGCGCTGCTTTGGCATCTATCTATGGCAACATGGGAGGCGTTACAGCAAATGACCCTAATTTCTTTAACAAGTTAAATGCCGGAACAATAAGTGCAAATCAACTTTCAAGAAGCAATTTTGATAATTATATTTTAACACAACGAGTTAGTGGGCTTTCAAACGTTGCAGCACAAGGTCGCTACATTGACCTTATGAAGGCGGCAACAACTTACAAGAGTAGGGAATCCCTTGACGAATCTCTTTCCAAGAATACAAAATTTGATTCAAAAACTCGCGAAATTTATGCTGAAGCCGCTACAAAACTTGCAAAACAAGTTAAAATATTTGATGACAAGGCAGACAACATTAAACGAGAATACAACTTTAGTAAATCAACAATGACAACGCTTGCTAATTTGATTACATCAGGAAGCAAGGCAAGCATGACTGAACTTGGACTTACTTCCACAGGTTTGCAGCAGGCATTCTCGTCTGCACTTGGAAAAGGTGGAATGACGGCTTTGATTGCAAACATTAACAAGGGGACACATTTAATGTCTGGAACTCAAAGTAGTCAAGGCGCACAAAACTTTTTGGGAAGTTTTTCAGTAACACAGAGCACACCAACTCTTGTTCATTTTATTCCAACAAGTACAAATTCACAATACTCGCCAGTCGTCGCCGCTTTGTTAGGTGACTCAACGTATTCGTCGGTGCAGGGCTCCGGCGGCTGGCAAGTTGTGGACAGGCCGAAGAGCATAGCCGCTACTCAAT